TTGTTAATTGTTCTGATTCTCTGAATGAAAGTTGACAATCAACTTCTACAGGAGCTCCATCAGGGTGAAAAGATGCATGAGATGGATTATATGTTGTTTGTAATCCAGTACAATATGCTGGCATGTATATTGGCATAAATGGATTTGGTAGAGATGATCCTGGTGAATAAAATTTTATTTCAAATGTTGCAGGATATTGTAATGAAAAGGTACCAATCTGCTCTGGATACATAAACTCACGTATACGATTAATAATTTTTGCAACTACTTTAGATTCATCATTACTATTTGTAATAAATTTTAGATTAATATCAAACTGTCGTATCTCTGTACTTTCAAATGTTGTTACTGCTGAAGGATTCAGTGCAATTCCAGCCTTTGCAACTCCTGCACTATAGCCTCCTGATATATCCATACCAATATATGCTGATGCTTGAGAAGTAAATTCTCCTGCTGCAGCCATAATATCTTCTTGAGTAAGTGATACACCTTGTTGCGATAATGCTTCTATACCTGAACCAATAAGTCCTCTCTCAAGATTATTATAAGATACACCATCATTATTGAATATACCAATAGGAATGTATGTATAGATATCTGTAACGAATCCTTCATCACTAGCACCTTGTCTCTCATTAATTTTTATATTCATAAATGGATATTTTGATGCATTGATTTCGGGAGGATACTTTAGTACCTCATTACCCATTATATTCTTTAAATTGTTTATTGTTCTTGCCATAATTGTACCTTATAAATAGATATAGATTATTAATTATATAGATTATTTATATGAGTTACAAAGGTAAATACACAATAAAAAAGCCAGAAAAATATGCTGGCGATTCATCAAAAGTAGTATACAGGTCGCTTTGGGAACGTAATGCATTCAGATGGTGTGAGAGCAATCCATCTGTTAAGCTATGGAATTCTGAAGAAGTTGTTATACCCTATAAGTATACTGTAGACCAAAGATTACATAGGTATTATGTAGACTTATTGATTGAAATGGATAATAAGAAAATCTATCTTATTGAAATCAAACCAAAGAAAGAAACAGTACCACCTACAAAAAAGTCTAGAAGGTCTAAGAAGTATATAAAGGAATCACTTACATTCATCAAGAACCAAGATAAGTGGAAAGCTGCATCTGAATTTGCTGAGCATAATGGTTGGCAGTTTCAAGTATGGACAGAAGAAACTTTAAAGAATCTTGGCATAAAAGTACTATCTAAATAGTATAAATAACTATATGGCAAGTTTATTCGATACACTACAAGCAAATGCATTTAGAGCAGGAGTAACTGCACGTACTAAAGAATCACAGAAGTGGTTCCAAGATAAGATTAAAGACTTACCTAATCCTAGTCGTAAAAAGTTATTAACAGACCCTGCATTAGATCCTACTACTAAAACAATGGTAGGAAGTATGTATATGTATATGTATGATCCTAAAACTAAAAAGGATTTACCTTATTACGATAGATTCCCTCTGACTATATTGATGAGCGGAAGTAAAAAAGGATTTAGCGGATTGAATTTACACTACTTACCATATAATACAAGAGCTTTATTCCTTGATGAACTCATGAGTTTAGCTCCGAATAAATTAGGTGATACAACAAGAATACGAACATTAAGATACGAACTGATAGCTGGTGCTCAAAAGTATAAAGAATTTAAACCATGCTTTAAACAATATTTGAACTCACATGTAAAGTCAAGATTTGTAAGAGTACCAATGACTGATTGGGAAATAGCAATATTTTTACCAGTAGAACAGTTTGTCAAGAAGAACAAAACTTCTGTATGGACAGAGAGTTTAAAGATAGCAAAAGGATAATCAATGGCAACTATAGAAGATTTTAAAAGTATTATTACTCAAAAGGGTGGAGTTGCTCGTAGTAACAAGTTTAGAGTACTCTTCACACCGCCAAAAGGATCATTGTTTAATATAGATCCTGAAGCTATCATTGGTTCTCTGCTAGGTGGTGATACAGGAAATTTCGAAGCAAAGAATCTAATTAATGATCCTAGAGCTGTATCGTTCTTATGTAGCGGTGCATCTATTCCTGGTGTACAGATTGGTACATTAGACTATCAAGCAGAAAAACAAACAGTAAAAGTCGCGAATACATTTATTCACGAAGAAGTAACATTAAAGTTTATATTGACGAATGACTATTATATGAAAAAATTATTCGATAACTGGTTAAAACAAGTGATCGATCCTGAAAGTCATTCAGTTGGTTATAAAGACGATTATAGTTGTGATGTGGTAATTCAACAACTTAATTCGAGAGGGAATGTAGTATACGGTGTTAAGCTTATTAAAGCTTTTCCAACCACTGTTACTGCAATTGAATTTGACTCTGGCTCTGACGCCTTTGGAGAATTGAATGTAACAATGAGTTACGATCGATTCAACACAGAAAGTGTAATATCAAGTGCACTCTCTGGAGCAGGTGCAGTTCTAGACGTACTTACATAATAGGAGAAAATTATAATGGCATTACCAAAATTGAACGTTCCACAGTATAAGGTAGAACTACCAAGTACTGGAGAACAGTTAACTATGAGACCGTTTTTGGTCAAAGAAGAAAAGGTGTTAATGATTGCTTTAGAATCGAATGATGCTGAGCAAATATCAGTTGCAGTTAGAAATATTATCATGAGTTGTTTTGGATTCGATGATATATCTATGGATAAACTAACTGTATACGATATCGAATATCTGTTTTTACAGCTAAGAGGTAAATCAGTAGGTGAGAATATGAAGCTCAAACTGAAGTGCAATGATGCAGAATGCAGTGGTATGACTGATTACAATATCAACATAGAAGATATATCAATCATTAATAAAGAAAAAACAAGAACAATTATGCTTGACAAAGAGAATGGTGTTGGAGTAGAAATGAATTTTCCATCACTTGAAACAATAAAAAATCTTGATGTCAATAACCTAGGTTCTGTAGAAGGAATCATGGATGTAATAGTTGGTTGTATTAGTACTATATTCGATGATGATAATGTACACGATGCATCTAAGGAAACTCCTGAAGATCTTAAAGCTTTTTTAGAAAGTTTAAACTCAACACAGTTTACTAAGATACAAAGGTTTTTAGAAAATGCTCCAGCTGTTTATTTTAAAGGTGATTATAAATGTTCTAAATGTAATAGGGATAACGTTATAGAATTAAGAGGATTGAATAGTTTTTTTACATAGGCCTCTCACATGAGAGTTTAACGAATTATTATTCAACAAACTTCGCACTTATGCAACATCATAATTATAGTTTGAGTGAATTAGATAATATGATGCCATGGGAGAGGGAAATCTACTTAACGTTATTACAAGAACATATTAAAGAAGAGAACGATAAGATTAATCAACAGAAAATGAGGAGACGTTGAGATGGCTGAAACACAAGATAACAGTAGAAATGAAGTCGAAATAGATTTAGATAAGTACATGGCAATGATTGAGAAACTTGACGAACAAGAAGATCAAATCAAAGAAATGAAAGATGAAGCTAAACGAGCTAGAGACCAATTAGCACCACCTAAACATAAGTTTATGGATTTATTTTTAGATGATAACATATTAAACGAAAAGGCAATAATTGGATTTATATCCTTTTTCTTAATGGTTATATTTGGTATGTGCGATTTAGTAACAGCATTTATGGGACAAGATTTAGTAATTTCTGATACAATTTATACATCATTTGTTGTAGTAACACTTGGTGCATTTGGTATATCAGAAGCTGGTAAAGCATTCGGGAAATAATTAAATGGATGAAGATAACATAAACAAGGGTAACGATAAACCATTAGGTAAGACAGGTATTACTGAACTTATAGAATTGATGCAGTCGAATAATAAATCGACTGGAGAAATCGAAAAGGATGGTAGGAATACTCGTAGACACTTACTTGAAATGAAAAACATGCAAAAGGTCATGAATGATTTCCAGGCCCGTTCTGTTTATGGTTTTGAAAACTTCCAAGATATAATAGATTCTCAAAAGCTTCAAGATGTTGAAGATACTAGAGAGAACAAAACAATCTTTGAAGAAATCAGAGATGAATTAAGATCATTACCTAAAGAAACAGCTCAAGCAACTGCATCAGAATCTAAAGGTGATGGTATTACCAGTAAGTTAGGAGGTATACTCAAAGGCGCAGGGTTTGCTGCAGCAGGAGTAGGTATTGGTATAGCTGCGGTATTTTCTCAAGCTCCTAAACTCATTGAAACTTTTGAAAACATGGATGTCAAAAAGATATCTGATCAGGTATCAGGCCTTATTGGTATAAACAAAAGAGTTGAAGAAGAAGGTGGTAATTTATTAGTAGATGGCGGTTCTTTCTTAATTGGTATGGGATTCATAGGTGCAGGTCTTGCACTATTTGCTGTGGGTGGTACTTTTGCTGGAGCTGCAGATTATTTCTTAAAAGATGATTGGATACAAACAATACAACAAAATGTTTCAGATTTATTAGCTATAGGTACAAATGTATCAGGTAGTACTGCAAAGAATTTAGGAGAATCTGGAGCATTCTTCTTATCAATGGCAGGATTAGGATTAGGTCTTGCTGTGTTTGCTATAGGTAAAGCCGCATCAGGAGTTGCTGAAGCTATCACAATGTTTACTTCTGGTAGTAATTTTGCAGAAGATATTAAACAAGAAGTTGCAACACTATTAAGTATACCTGACTTACCGGGTGCTAAATTAGGAAAGGGTGGATTAGCAACATTCATAGCAACTATGGGTGGATTGATGGTAGGTTTATTGGCATTCTCTGTAGGTAAAGGTGTTGCTGGAGTTGCTGATGCAGCAACTGCAACTAGTATGTTCCAAGGTGCTAACTTTGGTGCAGATATAAGAGATGAAGTTAAGGCTCTATTGGAAATACCAAGTCTACCTGGTGTTGGAGCAAACACTGCTAAATTTACTTTAGTAATGGGTGGCTTAAGTGCTGGTCTTTCTGCATTTGCTATAGGTAAAGGTGGAGCTGGTGTTGCCGATTTCTTATCATTATCAGGTGGTAAAAACTTTGCTAAAGACATTAAGAACGAAGTTACTACATTATTAGAGATTGGGGAAGGTGCAGATAAGAGTAGAACACTTGCTGCGACTGGTGCTTTAACCGCTCTAGGTGCTGGTCTTGCTACATTTGCAAGTGGTAAAGGTTTAGGCGCACTTAGTAATTTAGCTTCATCTGTTGTATCATTCTTCACTGGTAAAAAGGATCCTATTACACAAGCAATTACTTTAGGTGATAATGCTGATAAAATACAAAAGGGTGCTGATGCATTTGATGACTTTGCTGAAGCACTAAGTAAATTCTCTAATATAAACTTTAAGTTTGATTCTGAACAGTTCATTGAAGAAGCTTCTAATTCTGCAAAAGCTATTGAAGCTATGATGACAGGTGGTAAAGTAAAAATACCAGGGCCATTCAATGATGTATCAATTGATCCAGGTTTATCTCAATTAGTACCTCAGATGGATGAATTCTCATCTTCTATGATTCGTATGCAAAGTTCTATGGGTGGTGATACATCTGGAATGGAAAGATTACAAAAGCTAGAAGGTATGATGATAAACAATATGTCAGTAGAGAATGCTCTATTGAAAATACCACAACAACAAGCACCTGCTTCTATCAGTACAGTAGGTCAAAACAATGTCAATACTACTAATAACTCAGTAATAGTTACTAGTGGTTCTGATGCACTTAAAAATACACAAAATCATTTAAGAACAGACGGATAAAAAAAGGGACCCGAAGGTCCCTTAAAATTTTCGTATCGCCGAAACGGGTCAGCTACTCATTTTATTCCTGAGCTAATTTAGCAAAATAACTCAATGTATCATCTTCTTTGGCATCCTGCGTAGGAGCTGTAGAAGGAGCTTCTGCAAAAGGTTGTGGTGTTGCTTCAACAGCATTCATTACTGGAGCCTCTGCAACTGGACCATCAGCCTCTACACCTAATACTCTATTGAGTTTGAGCTTTAACTCATCATATGACTTATAGTTATCAGGGTTGGTAAACTCTGTTAACGAATGTATTTTGTCATATGTTTCTTGCAGTCTAGTTTCATCACCACCATGTAGTTGTGAAACACTTGCAAACTCTGACTTATCATAGTTTACCCAACCTTCTACCTTTCTGATCTTAATTTTAAAATCAGCACCTTCCCAGAAATCGTATGGATTTACGGGTTGTTCATCGGCAAATTGTGGTTGCATAACATCCATAATCTTGTCAAAGATTTTCTTACCAAATTTATAAAGGAATACTTTTCCTTCATTCTCTGGATTACTTGGGTCAGATACAATAAGAACGTTTGACACATAGTGTAACCTTCTTTTTCTTTCCCTTGCGATTGCTTTGTCTTCATCTCTACCAGTATTCCACAAGACTGAATTCATTTCTGAAACAGGGTCTTGCTGTCCAATTGACGTTAATGAGTTTTCTATGTACCATAGACCAGTAGGTCCTTTGAATCCATGATCCCAGTATCTTACCCATGGAAGATCTTCACCTTCTTTTGCTGGTAAGAACCTGACCACTGCAAAGCCATTTCCTGCTTTATCTCTGGTAGGTTTCCAGAATCTATTATCATCGTATGAGTTCGATTCTGTTTTAGTTGTAGACACAGCTTCCGCCGCTTTTACGAGTTTATCGATTGATGAGCCTCGCATGCTCTTTAAGTTGTCTAAAGACATATATATATTCTCCTATATTTACTGAATTATCCACTTTATACATAACAAATCAATTTATATTATACCACACTTTCATGTGGTTGTAAAGGCCTTTTTAAGAATATTTACACATTTATTCTTATTGAACTTTACGAATGGTTTATATTTAGTAACCTTTCGATATATATCAGGCCAAATAATTGTTTCTGATATCTTCTTAGATTCTCTATTCATAAACCCAGTTATAGAATCCAAGATGACAACTGTTTCCAATTGTATTTCATCTTGCATCCATAACTGTATCACCAAAGGATGTTCATTATCATTTGCTTCTAAAAGCGAATCAAAATTATTTTCCTCTGATAATCTATTTATATCATTCTCAAAAGTATATGATAAACTTTCTAGTACTTTTTTGTGTTCACGATAATAACGTTCACCGCCTTCATTAAGCATATCACCGACATATTTAACATCATTTTTAAAGTTAGCTACATAGAATTCAATTAAGTTATCGTATGTATTAGCTATCTTTGCAAAAAAGTATTTATCTTTCCTTTTAAAGAATGATTGAGGTTTCACTGAAGTCTTAAAGTTATACTTTACAGCATCATAGTTATCAGTTTCAAAATGTAACTTTAATGCATTATATAACTTATAAGATTCAAAGGGATCACTCATATTGGTAGTTTATTTCCTTTCTTAACTCTTAAAAGATTTAAGTTAGTCGCTTCCGCTTCTATCTTAGCTTTAAGAGAATCAGTCAATAATCTTTTCATACTCTTGTAATCCAAACCTCTTTGCTCTACCACATAGGATGCTGCGTCAATATAACCCATCTTCCCTGTGGCGACCAATTCCTCTACAGCTGTAGAGAATCGCTTCTTGGTCATTATTTTTTGTTTAACTTCTGACTCAACCAATTAAAATACCCTCACTAATATACAGTCAGCATTAATTCTGCCTGTTGGTTTACTTATTTTTGTTGTGATACTATCCCATACTTTTTCTATCTGTTTTTCAGTTTTAGAAAGTATGAGTGGTAACACATCTTCTGGTTTTCTTAAAGTCGCTGTACGACTTGTAGATTCATCAAAGTTTTTAATCGATGTACCTGATACTTGTAGACCAGTAGCAGACTGTACAGAATATTCTGTTAGCTTACGCTGTTTAGTATTATATACAAATAGCTTTTTACTACTTGGTATAAGTACAGGATTAATAGAAACAAGTTTGGAATCAATATCTTCTTGACAATATTTTAACCTAGCAACTTGTTGGTCTGATGACTTTGGTTTTCTCGCTCTTGGCGTTCTTGTAGCTTTAAACGATAATCTTAATTTCTCTAAATCTTCAAATACTTTTTCAAATTGAGACATTATCTTTTTCTTGTTACCTTTAGTAATATGTGAATACGCTTCTACACATTGATCACACGTTCTATCGTATGCTTCTTTAATGTTTTCGTATTCACTATCTAACATATTCTTAAATATATTAATTGCATTACCTTTTAATCCATGCATTTTAAATCTATTATAAGCACCAAACTTTTGTGTGTAATTATCTTCAAACCAACCTTCAACAATAATACTATCCCAGTCATGCCATATAGTATCAATAACTTTTCGTCTTGTTCTTTCTGCTGGTGTAATTACAATTACATCTTTTTTCTTTTCTTCAGCTTCAGCTTTAATAGCTAAACCTTCTTTATAGCATTCTTTAATTATATCTTTAAACTTATCTATTGTTTTTTCATCATGTTTCCATCCACGATAGTGTAATTTAATACCTTTGTTTATTGACATGAATTTCCAATCTTTTACTCTACGTAATACCGATAATTTCTTTTTATCGTATTTCATTACATCTTCAGCAAATTGATAAACTACAGGTAGGTAATCTTTATGCTTATAAAAATAATTATACCAACTAATTCCTTTTTGATAATTTAGTGTAGTGAACTCACTTTTTTCATCAAAAAATGGTTCAGGACCTAAATATTTATCTTCTAACGTTACGCCTCTTCTAGCCATAATACTCCTCAAAAATATGGGGTCTAGTGTCTTCTGATGATAAGGAGTTGATGATCACTAGACCCAACATATTATAAAACTTTAATACCATCAACATAATTCTCAGCTGCGCTTTCTGCCCATGCTAAACTCTTTCCTTTATATGGTTCTCTTTTTATTAAAGTACCATCACAATACATTTCAATACCATATACTCCATCTGATCTTTTAAATACATCAGCTCTTAAGTTATCTCTCACATACGTAGATGTGTAATTATAAAATATATTAGTCATTCTTTCTCCTTGAACTTTTTTGCTCAGATACTATTACACTGCTCATATAAGCAAAGTATCCCATCCCACACATAAAAATAAGGCCTATAAACTCGTTAACTAAATCCATGTATATTAATCCACACCAAAACATTATACAAA